CTGGATGATGCTCTCAGGGACTGTGTGCTGCATTGCGACCGGCCCGTCGCTGACGCTCGAGCAGATCAGCCAAGCGCGGCGTAAGGGATTCACCCTCGTCGGCTGCAACAATGTCTGGCAGATCGTGCCGGATCTGGCGGTGCTGTACGCCTGCAACCTGCAATGGTGGCAGCACTACTGGTCGCTGGAACTGGCGGAACATCCTGCCGCGAAGTGGACGACGAACCGCGAGGCTGCGACCAGCTACGGGATCAACTGGATCGCGGAGCGGAACGCGCCGGGGCTCTCGGCAGCCCCGGGCGTCGTGCATCACGGCCACGGGTCGGGGTTCACGCTGCTGAATCTGGCGTACTTGCTCGGCGCCGAGCGCATTGTGCTGCTCGGTTACGACTTGACCTACGCCAGCGACTATGACGGCAGGGCGCGTCAGGCCGGATCGACGCCGCGGCACTATTTCGGTGAATACCCGGCCGAGTTACAGCACTGGCCGAGCGTGAAGGTTCAGCAAGGCCGGCACGTCGAACTGATTGGGCTGTACGAATCTGTTGCGGCGCAGGGGCTGGTCGAGATCATTAACGCCACGCCGGGGTCGGCGCTGGATTGCTTTCCGAGGATGAGCATTGCCGATGTTGAGTGACGCCGAGATGCGCGAGCGGATGCAGAACGGCTGGCGCGCCGGCCGTCCGTTCACCGACTGCGGGAACGGCAGCCTGCCGGACGCGACGGCGAATATCCGCCAGTGGCTGCCGAAGGTCTGCGCCCGCCGCGGGATCCACACGGTCTGCGATGCCGGTGCAGGCGACTTGGCATGGCGCCGCGGTATGGCGTGGGACGTGGAGTATCTGCCGTTCGATCTGTTCCCGCGGCACCCGTCCGTGGCGCAGATCGACATCACGCAAGACGTGCTGCCGAAGTGCGACGCGATCCTGTGTCGGATGGTGCTGAATCACCTGGACGACGAACGGGTGACGCTCGCGCTCGGCCGCTTTCGGCTGTCGTCGCGCTACCTGTTCGCGACGCAGTTCAACGGCGAGGACTTGCCGCAGCGTTCCACGCAGTTCATGCGGCTGGACCTGCGCAAGTGGCTCGGCGAGCCGATTGAATGGGTGCATGACGGTCGCGAGGACGCTTGTTCGCTGGCGCTATGGGAAATCTGACCGTCGTCGTATTGAACTGGCGGAACTACCTCGGCCGCGGCCGGGAGTACGTTGACAAGCTGCACGCCGGGGTTCGGCAGCATCTTTCGGTGCCGTTCCGGTTCTGGGAAGTGACGGAGCATGATCTGCCGGCAGGCCGGGAGGGCTGGTTCAACAAGCTCTCGCTGCTCGAGATGTTTGACGGCGACGTCCTATATCTCGACCTGGACGTGATTCTGACCGGCAGCATCGACCATCTGGTGACGCTGGCGCTGTCGGATCCGTCGCGCATATGGGCGCGGGACGACTGGTCGTATCCGGTGACGAAACCACGGCCCGGGCTTGAAGCGACGATCAACAGCTCGGTGATGTTCTGGCATGGCCGCAAGGACATGACCGGGGCAGAAGCATTGATTCCAGTGACGCACGGCGATCAAGGGATCATCACGCAGTTGTTCTGGCCGCATGGTATTGGCCTGCTGCCGAACGATTCCGTGACGTCCTACAAATATGACGTGCTGCGTGGCGCGAAACCCGGGCCGGTCGTGGTGTTCCACGGTCACCCGAAACCACACGAGGCGGGCTGGGATTGCTTGCAGTAATCCACGCCGCGCCGCAGATCGACTGGCACCGGCAGCGGGCGCCGCAGATCGCCGCAGGGCTCAAGGCGATCGGGGTCCGCTGCGAGATCGTGAGCGACGCGAATCGCCGCGAAGGGCTGCCGATCCTGCTCGGCACGACCCGCTGGCGGGCGCTCGAGCAGGGCGACTACCTGCTGGTGGACCGGGCGTCGTTCGGCGATCCGCACTTCGTCCAACTGGTCCGCAACGGCCACGGCCGGCGCGGCGACCATCGCGTACCGCAGGGATCGCCAGCCGAGCGCTGGGAATGGATCGAGGATCGCGCCGCTGTCCGGCTCGCCCCGTGGGGCTGCGGGAAACGGCGCGTGCTGTGCGGACAGACCGAGACGTACTCGCCAGCGTGGCCGTCACTTGCGCTGTGGTATGCGGCTGTGGGGCTTTACCCGAGCCATTTTCGCAAGCACCCCGCGGGCGAGAACCCGACCGGGCTGCCTGAGACGCGGAAATGGACCGACTGCGGACTCGCCATCACGCTGAACTCGAGCGTCGGGGTGGATGCCGTCTTGAACGGCGTGCCGACCGTGACGATGGACGAAGGCGCGATGGCATGGGACGTGTCGAGCCACGTTCCACATGAAACATTGAAACCCGCCCGTCTGCCGTGGCTGCACTGGCTTGCCTGGACGCAGTGGACGTGGGATGAAATTGCAAAGGGGCACCCGTGGCAGCACTTACTCTCGTAACCGGACCGACCGCGGAACCGATCACGCTTGCGGAGGCGCGGGCGCAGTGTCGTATCGACCACGCAATTGACGATGCCGTTCTCGCCGGTCTGATCCTCGACGCCCGCGAATGGGCGCAGGGCTACACGCGACGTAACTTCATCGCACAGACCTGGGACTACTTTCTACACGGCTTTCCGATGGTCATTGAGCTGCCGATCGGGCCGGTGAGTTCAATTACGTCGATCAGCTACTACGACATTAGCAACGCGCTAAAGACTTTCGCGAACTACGATGCCGACCTGAAGGGGATGGTGCCGCAGATCTGTCCCGCCGATGGCTACGAGTGGCCGTACACATACAGCCGCTATAACGCGGTCACGGTGCGGTTCGTGACGGGGTATCCGGTGAACCATTCCGACCTGTTCACGATCCGGGCGGCGATGCTGCTGCACGTCGAGGCGCATTACGACCGCGAGGCCAGCAACTACCAGAACCTGTTGTCGGCAGCCGAGCACAAGCTCGACGCGCTGCGGGTGGTGAACTTCTGATGCCCAGCCTGCGCGCACAGTCACTGAAGGATATATTCACGTTCACGCGGTCCACGACGGCGACGTACTGGAATTCGTCAGGGGTTCTGACGACCGCAGCGGTTGACGAGCCGCGCATCGACTATGACCCGGCGACGCTTGCGGTCCGCGGCCTGCTGATCGAGGAAGAACGCACGAACCTAATCCTGAACAGCACCACGTTCGCCACTCAGAACGTAACGGTGACGAACGTCGCGCACACGCTGAGTTTCTACGGCACAGGGACGATCACGCTTTCTGGTACTTCGACGGCCGGTCCGCTGGTCGGCACCGGAGCGAATACCCGCGTTTCGCTGGTATTCACCCCGACCGCCGGGACGCTGACGCTGACCCTGTCCGGCAGCGCCACGATGGCGCAGCTCGAGGTCGGGGCGCACGCGACAAGCTGGATCCAGACCGCATCGGAGACTGTGACGCGAGCCGCGGATGTCTGCTACACGAACACGCTGACCCCGTGGTTCAACGAGACAGAGGGCACGATTTACACCGAGTTCAGCATCCCTTCTGCATTTTCCGCAAGCGGCGCCGATCGGTACATCGCGCAATTTGACGACGGCACCTATGACAATCGGCACGCTTTGCTTTTGAACGACTCCGGGTCCCCGCTTGGATCGGTGAGCGGGTTTACTGCAGCGGGCGGTGTGACGCAGGCTTATCTCGGCACCAAAGCACCGTCTGCCGGTGTGGCTTATAAGATCGCCTATGGATGGGAAGCCGACAACGTCACGGTAGTTGCGTCGGGATCGGCCGCTGTCACGGATACTTCGGCGACCATGCCGAGCGGACTATCTACGATGCGGATTGGCAATCTGCTGTCCTCATATGCGATGAACGGGCACATCCGCAAGGTCAAGTTCTACCCGCGCAGGCTGTCCAACACCGAACTCGCGGCACTGGTGGCGTGATGGAAGCGGGCAAACTTCGGCACCAGGTCAAGCTGCAGCGGGTCACGGTTTCGGCAGATTCGCACGGCGACCAGACGAAGACGTGGACCGACCTTGCGACCGTCAGGGCTTCGATCGAGCCCCTGTCCGGCCGCGAGTTCCTGCAAGCCTCGCAGGTCATGTCCGACATCACGGTACGGATCCGTATCCGCGGGCGCAGCGACATCACGCTGACGCCGAAGGACCGGGTGGTCTACGGCACGCGCATGTTCGACATCCGGCACATCGTGGACTGGGGCGACCGCGGGACGGACTGGCAACTGCTCTGCACGGAGCGGTTCTGATGGACGTCACGGTCAACATCAAGGGGCTTAAGGAACTTGAAGCGCGGCTGCAGGAGATCGACGCCCTCGGCCAGCAGAAGATCCTGCGCCGGGTGCTGCGCAAGATCGCCCGCCCGATGCTGAACCGGGCGAAGGGCAATGCCGCGTCACTTGGAGCTTCAGGGGCGTTGTCTCGATCGATGGCGATCGTGTCGAAGCGGCCAAAGGGGAAGCAGGTCGCGGTGGTCGCGGTCACGTCTAAGGCGAAGGACCGCACGGCCCTGTGGCTGCACAACACGGCCTATCGCCGGCAGCGCAAGGGGATCTTCTACGGCTGGATGGTCGATCAGGGGCACCGGGTCGGCACTAAGTCAACCGGCTGGCTGCGTAAGTTAACGCGAAGCGGGAGCGGCGGAAGTTCCGTCGGCACAGTCAGGGCTCGCCCGTGGTTCACCCCGGCTGTACAGGGGTCCGAGAACCAGGCCATCAGCGCCTTCACGCAGGAACTGGCCGCCGCGCTGCGACGTATCGAACGGCGCAAGAGCGCGTTAGCTAACCCAGATTCCGTGGTGACCGAATGAGCAGCATCGAGGAAGCCTTCAAAGCCAAGTTGGTCGCGCTGGCGACTGACGCGGGCAGCAATGTGTTCCGCGAGGTGATCGAGCAGGAACCGGACATGCCGGCGATCTCGTTCACCCGCACCGGGGGGCCGCCGATGCGGCGCATCCTCGCAAGCGGCATCCCGGCGTTGCAGCGAGCGAACATGCGCGTGGAAGTGATTGCGAACACCTCGGCCTCGGCTGAGTCGGTGTCCGCCGCGCTGCGCACAGGGCTCGACGGCTGGCGAGGTGTGTCGTCCGGCGTTCAGGTGCTGCGCTGCGCTTGCGTATTTCAGGGTGACGCATCTTATGTCGACGGCGACCTCGTGCTGAAGATCGTCCAGCAGGACTACGAATTGACCTATCGGTAACAGTTTCCAGTTTCCGCCACCGGGCCGCCACGAGCGGCCCTTTTCATTTCAGAGGGTTTGAAAATGTCTGACGTATTCATGAGTGACGGCACGCTGCTGCAGGTGAGCCCGACCGCTTCCCCGCAGGCGTATGCGACCATCCCTGGCGTGATGAACATCACCCCGCCGAGCCGCAGCCGCAAGACGACGGACGTCTACGTCCATGATCAATCGGCGGCGATCACGAAGACCGGCGCCTACGAGGCGATGGAAGTCAGCTTCGAGCTGGCGTGGGATCCTGGCGATGCTTCGCACACGGCCCTGTTCACCGCTCAGGACGCGAAGACGGTCAAGTATTACCGCATCCAGTTGCCGTCCTCGCCAATCACGACGATGTACTTCGCGGCGACCGTGTCGCAGCTCGAGCCGGTGACGGCGGATGCCGAGGGCACCGAGCCGCTGAAGCTCAACTGCGTGCTGAAGCTGTCCGGGAACTACACGTTCGTATGAGCGGCGCAGACGTACTGAAGACGTTGCGGACCCTGAGCCTGCGGCCGGTGACGGTCGCTGGCCTGTCGCTGCACATTCGCGGGCTGACGGGCGCCGAGCGGCGCCTTCTGGCGGAACGCGCGAAGGACGGGCAGCCGATGCAGGCGTTCGAGGTCGTGGGCCTCGCGGCGTGTACCGAGAAGGGCGAGCGGCTGTTCACCGAGGACGAGGCGATCGAACTCGGCAACGTGGACGGCGGGGCGGTCGAGCAGATCGCGCAGGCGATTCTCGAAGCGTCAGGGCTGATGCCGAAGGCGCAGGACGACGCCGCAAAAAACTGAAGGGCGACCCGGAGCTGCTGATGTGGCACCGGGTCGCCGCTTTACTCGGTCGAACGGTCGAGGAACTGCAGTCGGCGATGTCGTCGGCTGAGTTCGTGCGGTGGTGCGCGTTCTACTCGCTCGAGCCGTGGGGCTTCGACTCTGACAACTGGCGCATGGGCGTCATCGGCGCAACGGTCGCGAACTACAGCGGCCGGGTGAAGAAGGCCGTGAAACCCTCCGACTTCTTCCCGAAGGCGCCGCGCAAGTTGACCCCGAAAGAAGCTCGGCAGTTGCTGAAGGACAAGGCGAAAAATGGCTAACGTCGGCGTAACCTTTGATTTTGCTGCGGAGAGTGCAAAGCTCCGCAGCGAGATCGACAAAGTCCGCAAGGAACTGTCCTCGATCAATGCCACGGCGAAGGGCATCAAGGACGCTTTCAAGACTGTCGGAACGGCCATTGCAGGGGCGCTGTCGGTCGGGGTCATTACGTCGTGGCTGTCGAAGGTCAACCAGGCGGCTGGACAGCTAGATGACCTGAGCCAGCGTCTGTCGGCCAGCGCCAGCGGATTGCAGTCTCTGCAGATTGCCGCAGCGCAGGCCGGCGGGTCGGCCGAGGCCATGAACAACGCACTGGCGCGGATGTCCGTCAGCCTCGGCGATGCGCTGGCGAACCGCAGCAAGATCGCGTCGGACGCGCTGGCGCGGCTTGGGCTGAATGCCCGCGAGCTGTCCGAACTGAAGACTGACGAGGCGATGCGGCGCATCTCGACCGCGCTGTCCGAGGTAGGCAACAGCTACGACCGCGCCGGTATCGCGCAAGCGATCTTCGGCAAGGGCGCGAAGGACCTCGGCGAGTTCTTTGCCGTCGCCCCCGACCAGATAAATGAAGTCGAAGCGGCACTGACGAAGGCCGGCGCCGCGCTGGATGACATCGACGTCGCCAAGCTCGGGGCGATGAATGACGACTTGGCGCTTCAAGGCCAGATCGTGGAAAACCTCGGCATCAAGTTCCTGGCGAACCTGTCGCCGGCCGTTACGGTGGCGACGGAATCGTTTGCTGGCCTGATCCAGAACATAGGCGGCGCGACCGAGGCCGGCAAGGGTTTCGGCGTCGTGATGACCGCGGCGATCAAGATCGTGGAGGCCGCGGTCTACGGGCTAGGCGCAATCTTCGAGGGGCTGCGGTCGATCGTTTCCGGGGTGCTGTTCGTCATCACCTCGGGCGTCGAGAAGCTGATCTCGGGCATGGCCGGGGCCGCCGAGGCGCTGCGTCTCGATATCGCGGTGCCGTTGCGCAATGCGTCCGAGATCGCCTCGGGCATGGCCGAGAGCTTCGATTCGATCTCGCGATCGGCACAGCAGAACGCCACCACGGCCGCGGCGGCGGCGATCAAGGCCGGCACCGACGTCATGCGGGCCGGGGAAATCTTCGATGAAGCCTCGCGGCGCCTCGAGGAACGCGCTGCTGCCGCCGCCAGTCGGGCGACGGGTGCGCAGGGCGCATTCAATGAGGCTGGCGCGGGCGGTGCGGCCGAAAAGGATAAGTTTAAGGTACGCGACCCGGCCGTCCTGTCGAAAGAAAACCTGGGCAGGCTCGACCCGTTCAGCGATCCGCTGGTGCTCGAGCAGATCAGCATCAACGAAACGATGCAGGCCGTCACCGACGCGCACAACGCGACGATGCTCGGCAAGATTGAGCAGTTCGAGCAGTCGAAGATCGGCATGTTGCTGAATTCGTCCGACCTGCAGCAGCAGATCGAGTTCAACAAAAATGCCACGCTGGGCGATGCGATGTCGACACTGGTCGGCATGGCGATCCAGCAGGGCGGCGCACTCGGCAAGGCCGGCAAGGCGATAGCCATCGCGCAGACGATCTGGTCCACGGGCCAAGCCGTGATGAAGGCAATGGCCGAGGTGCCGTGGCCGGCGAACATCGCCGCGGCGGCCAACGTCGCCGCAATGGGTGTTGCCCAACTCGCCAACATCAAGCGCACGAACATCGGCGGAAGCGGCAGCATCCTCGGAGCTCGCGGCGGATCGGTTGGCGCGTCTGCGCCGTCCCTGTCCGACAACATCCAGGGCGCAACCGGCACCCCGCTGCAGCAGCAGTCCGCGGTGCAGATCATCGTGCAGGGCTCGCTATTTGCCGCGCAGGAAACCGTAGATTGGCTGACCGAGCAGATCGGGGCCGCGGTGATGGACCGCGACGTCGTGTTCATTTCAGGTAACAGCCGGCAGGCGATGGAGTTGCGCGGGTGATTAGAGTCACATTCACAGCCTCGCGCAGCCTGACCGGGACTCACGAGGCGGGCGATACCGTCGTGCTGGAGTTCAGTGCCGCGGAGCCATTGGTCCTCGGCCGCGAAGTGTCCCGCGACGTGCAGAAATCCATGTCCGGCGCTCGCGAGACGCTGCACCACTACGGCCTCAGAACGTGGTCTGTGACGACCGGCCCGTTGTCCGGCGCGTCCCTTGAGGCAGTGATGGAGTTCGTGGACTCGGTGGAGGATGGCGCCACATTCGACTTTGAGCCGTGGCGGTATGAAACCGGGCCAAGTTTGGACCTCGACTTCACCACTGGCAGGTTCAGAGTGGCCGAAGCCGTGTCGTGCTACCTGTCGAGCGAGGGCTATTCGCTAAACATGCTGGTGTCTGAAGGGACCGGCGGCGCGGACGACTGGTATCAGTTGAGCTTCACCGTGATCGAGGCGCCGTGAGAACCGACCCGTCCGTCTTTGCGGCGCAGAACACCCGCGCTTTCAAGTCACCGCGGTTCGTCATCGAGATCGAGTTCACGCCCTACAGCGTCTACTTGTCGAGCCACGAGGGCATCGAGGACGTCCCGTCGGTGCACATCGAGGCGTGCATCATCGAGCCGTCGATCTCGTCGCAGAAACTGAACCCGGACCAGGGGCGGGCCGAGATCGGCGCGGCGTCGTTCTCGGTAGCCGACCTGTCCGGCGAGTTCACGACGCGGGTGCGTTCGTTGCTCGCCGGTGGTGATGGGCTGCGCGGCAAGCAGTGCCGGTTCTACCTCGGCTACGAGGGGATGGCGTTCGGCGACTTCGTGATGGTCGGAACCCAGGTTGTGAAGGAAGCGGCGTTTGATCGTGGTGCCTACCGGATCGCCTGTAACGACATCCAGCGGCAGGCCCGCAAGGACATTTTCAACCTGCAGACGACGACGCTAACGGCCACTGTCGAAGCGGACGCGACGACGATCGAGGTTAACTCCACCGCGGGCTTTACCACGGTCCTGCACGGCACCAGCTACACGGATGCCGCTGGACAGATCGTCGGCTATATCAAGATCAAGGACGAGGTGATCCGCTACACGGGCACCACGGCGACGACGTTCACGGGGTGCACCCGTGGCGTGCTTGGAACCACTGCGGGACGTTACGTGGTTGATGGCGCCACCGTCCAAGCGCGGCGCGAGAAGGTCACCGAATACGTCTACCTCGAGCTGCCCGGACCGAAACTGCTGTACGCGATTCTGACCGGGATCATTTACGGCACAGGTACATACCTGCCGACGAACTGGTACGTCGGGATCGACCCGGCGCTGCTGCGCACGGCGGACTTCACTGGGATCGGCGACGATCTGTGGAACGTCGGCGACGACTCGGTGGGCGTCATCCTGCGCTTCGAGGGGCTGACGAAGCAGGACGGCAAGGCGTTCTGCGAACTCGAGATCCTGCGCCTGCTTGGCCTGTACATGCCGGTATACGCCGACGGCCTGTTGGGCCTGCGGCGCATGACCCGGGTGCTCGCGGACGCGACCGGCATTGTCACGCTGGACGAGACGAACTCGGTGATGGTCGGCGACCTGAAGCACGACATGGAGTCGCTGCACAACAACTTCTCCGTGACCTGGAACTGGAACGGCAAGGAGTTCACGCGCACGACGACCTATCTCGACGCCGACAGCGTGGCGGTCCACGGCCGCGCGACCGAGATGGAACTGAAGTTCAAGGGACTTTACGGCGGGCGGCACACCGACGGACTGATCTACAAGCTGCTCGACTCGATCCGCGACCGCTACAGCGCGCCGCCGGTCCGACTGTCGATCGAGGTGATGCACTCACTGAACCGCATCGAGGTCGGCGACGTAGTGCGCGTCAGGCATACCAACCTGCGCGACTACGCCGGCCAGAACAACAGCGTCGACCGGGCGTTCGAGGTCCAGTCCGTGACCGTGAACCATCGCACCGGAGCCGTTGAGCTCGATCTGTTCGGAAGCACCAGCATGGCATCGGTAATTTCGCCCACCACACCAACCACTGCGGCCACGGCGGCGTTCTATACCTCGGAAGGTGTCGATCTAGCTAGTGTGATGACCATCACGTCCGGAGTCGTCTCTGGCGGTCCCTACACGCTGGCCGGCGGATCCGATCTCACTGACCCTGGGTCCATCTGGTACTTCAACGGCGACCTGACCATCCCCGAAGGGGTAACAGTCAATCTGTCCGGGAACGTGCAGTTGCGGGTCAAGGGGTACTTGACTGTCAACGGTACGATCAGCGGCATCGGTGGTGGCTGGCCCGGGGTCGCAGACACTTCATCGACCGACGAGATCACCGGGAGTCGCGGCTACGTCGGCAATTCACGCGGACTCGACGGGTGCTTCATCACCGCACTGTCCGAGGACCGCATCAAGTACTTCACCGCGCCGCCGCTGATGACACCGGGCATCCACGCGACGTTCCCGTACATCGCGGTCGATGTGGTTGGCGATACCGTCATCGGCCTGCCGACCGACCTGCGAGGGACTGGCGGCGGACCTGGCGGCAAGGTCAAGCGCATAATCAGCGTCCTCGGGATGTCGACGGGCGCGATCACGCTGTACAACGTCGGCGGCACGGGCGGCGCTGGTGGCGCGGGATTGTGCACGATCTCCCGCGGCCTCGGCATCGGCTCAAACGGGCGCATCAACCTGTCTGGCGCGGACACTTCCGCACCCGCGGCCTATACCCGCAACGTCGACGGCAAGCAGGTCGGGTTCTTTCCGGGCACGGGCGGCGCTGGTGGCCCTGGTTGCTACCTTTGCCTGATCGACGGCAGCCTGCTGTCGGTCCCTGACCTGTCTGGCCGCTTCGTGGCGCGCACTGGGCGGCTCGGCATTCCCGCCTACACGACAGCGCTCGAGGGACCAGAGGAGGCGAAGTACAAGCGCAGGGACAGTCCGTTCGCAGGCTACATCACCGACCCGTCGGCGATTAGTGAGCTTGACTTGTCTGGCTCGTGCCAGCGGATCCAGTTCCTGCCGGCCGAGGAAGCCCCGGTTGCGGATTCGTTCACGCTCGCGTCCGTTTCGGGCATCACGATCACGCAGGGCTCGAGCGGTTTCGTCGTGACGTTCACCCCGGCGGCGCAGATGCCCGTCGGGACGATCTACGAGATCTGGACGCACACGGCCGCCGCACCATTCTCCGCAGCCACGAAGCGCATGGAAGGATCCGCCACTGCGTTCTTCGTGCCGCAGAACAGCACCAGCACGGTCTACGTCTGGGTACGTGCATCGTACCGGCAATCGAACGGGATCACGGTGTACTCGGCCGTCGCCCCGGCAACGGACGGCCTGCCAGCAGCTCCTGCGGCGATGGCAGGAACCTATGCCACCGCCACCCCGTCGGCAGTTTCGGCTGCCGCCGCCTCGACTGTCATTCTGACCGGCGGCATTACCATCGGCCTCGTCGGTGCCACGCCGACCACGTATTCCTGGGCGCGGGTATCCGGATCGACGTCGATCGTCGCCAACAGCCCAAGCGCCGCCACGACGACATTCACCGCGAGCGGTGTCAACAGTGGCGCCACGGTTTCGGCCGTGTTCCGCTGCACTGTCAATTCGACCTATACGGTAGACGTCGCCGTGGACTGCACGAACGTCGGCAGCGTGCTGTCGTTGTCGGTCAGCCCGCAGAACATTGACGTCGTTTCTGGCAATGCCAACGTAATCACGGGAACGTCTACCGCAACCCCATCTGGCGGGACGGGCACATATACCTACTACTGGTATCCGATCGTCGCACCACTGAGCGGCACGATTACGGCGGTGTCTCCGAGTGCCGCGACAACGGCCTTTTCCGCAACGGCAATGGGCGCGAACGAAGTCCGCTCCGCGACTTTCCGCGTCACGGTCTGGGACACAGCATCTCCACAGGCCACGTCATACGCCGACGTACAAGTGACCGTCACCCGGGCGTCGATGTCGGTCTCGCTGTCGCCGACCAGCCTGTACAAGTCTGGGACGAAGTCATCAATCACATCGGATATGTGCACCGCCACGGCTGTCAATGGATCGCCGCCGTACAGTTACGCTTGGGCGAAAGTCCCCGGCACCGGCAGCGGACCAGAAATGGTTGCGGTGGCCGACTCGTGGTTCGAGACGCAGTTCCGTTGTCCGCTGATCCTGTCCGGCCAGACCAGCACCGCTACCTGGCGGTGTACCGCCACGGACTCTATCGGTGCAATCGGCACGGCCGACATCGTCGTCACCATCCAGCGCGTGTAACAAATAAGGAACCATCGTGGACGAAATAAAAGAATTCAGAATTGGCCCGTTCACGATCGGCGACCTGATCGCGCTCGGTGGCGTGGTGTTCATGTCCGGGGCGCTGTGGTGGCGCGTGGCGGCACTCGAGCGCGAGGACGTTCGGCAGATGGCCGAGCATGACCGGATCATCGTGCGGATCCAGTCGCTCGAGCAGGTGATCCCCAGCAACTACGTTCGGCGCGACGACTACCGCGAGGATGCGCGTGAGATCAAGGCCATCCTGCAGCGCATCGAGATCAAGGTTGACGGCAAGGCCGACCGGCAAAAGTAATGACCTCGCGGCGCATCGAAGACTTGCAACCCTTGTTGCAGGTCAAGGCCCGCTATTGGCTGGAAATGTGCGAACAGGAATGGCCGGGTAAGGAAGTCGATCCGCTCATCACGAACACGCTACGCACGCACGCCGACCAGGCCAAGCTCTACGCGCAGGGGCGAACCACGCCCGGCAAGATCGTGACGTGGGCCAAACCCGGATCGTCTGCGCACAACTACGGGCTCGCATGGGACTTCGTTCCGCTGCGTATTGGCAAGCCAGTCTGGACGACGCGCGCCGCCGCTGACCTGCGGCTATGGACGCGCATGGGCGAGATCGCCGAAAGCCTCGGCCTAGAGTGGGGCGGGCGCTGGCAGAAAGTGGACATGCCGCACATTCAGATCCGCGAGTGGAGGCGTTTCGTGCAATGAGCAAGTTCTTCTCCCGCAAGTTCATCCTCGCGCTGATCTTCACGCTGACCGCGTGCATTGCGTTGTTCGCCACGGACAAGATCGACGGCGGCCAGTTCGTCACGCTGGTCGGGATCATCCTCGCGTCGTTCACCGCGGGCGATGTGGCGATCAACGCCATACACCGGAACAAGGCGGACCCGGACAACCCCGATGGATGACCAGCCGAACAAGCTGCTGTCCGACCACATGCTCGACGCGCTGGTCTCGATCGGCCGCGCCCGCAGCGTGATTGGCAAGGGCTGGACCCTGCGCCGCGAAGCCGTGCTGCACGAACTCGTGGAAGCCGAGAAGTCCATCGCTCGCGTCATTGGCTTGATCGGAGGCGAACCCCGTGGCTGAACCGACCAGCCTGGAGGTGATCCGTGGCAACAAAAAAGTCCCGTGCCCGTACTGTGGTGGCCCGCCCCACAAAACGCCTTTCGCGTGCCCTCGTATCCAGGGCGTCCACTACGGCGAGGACGGCAGCGTTGCAGGCGTCGAGTTCCGCGACGGATTCGAGTTCCCGCCAGACGACGCCGCCTAAGTGCTGGCCCGGCGAGGAATCATTCGACGACGAGGACTCAGACGATTTCGAGAACGACGGGACCGACGACCTGCCCGGATTAACCCCCGCACCCCGCGGGTCGCGCAAGAAGAATAATGCGAAGGCATCTGCTGATACCTGACACGCAGATCCGGCCGGGCGTCGATACCCGGATGATTGACTGGGCCGCCGCCGCTATCCTCGATTACCGACCCGACGTGATCGTCCATCTGGGCGACCATTGGGATATGCCGTCGCTTTCTGCATGGGAAGCGCCGGGATCGCTCGCGACCGAAGGGGCGCGGTACGAGGCGGACATCGACGCCGGCAACGAGGCGTTCGAGCGGCTGTGCCTGCCGATGGAACGGGAGCAGCAGCGGCGCCGCGACAAGCACCGCGTCCGCTGGGAACCTGAAAAACACTTCCTGTTCGGGAACCACGAGGACCGCATCGACCGGGCGCTGCGCAAGGAGCCGAAGTACACCGGCATGATCGGCCGGCACCACTGCCTGACGCGCGACTGGAAGCGGCACGAATACCTCGAAGTCGTCAATATCGACGGCATCCTGTACTCGCACTATTTCGCCAACGTCAATTCGGGCCGCTCCATCTGCGGCAGCATCGACAACCGGCTGAACAAGATCGGCGAGTCTTTCGCGCAGGGCCACGAGCAGGGCTTCCTGTACGGCTGTCGGCAGTTCCCGACCGGCAAGACGAAGCACGGGCTCGTCTGCGGCTCGTTCTACCTGCACGACGAACCCTACAAGGGCCGGCAGGGCAACGGCCACTGGCGCGGTCTGGTGATCCTGAACGAAGTCCACGACGGGACTTACGACATCATGCCCCTAAGCATGGGCTATCTGGAGGCCAAGTACAGATGAGACTCTACTTCCTCGGCCGTTCCTGGTTCCTCGACATCGGCCCCGGCATGAACGGGCGAGACCGTTGGAGTTTTGGGGTCGGAAACTCCATATATAGAGCCTGGTCCATGCCGCGCTGGTTGTCGTTCAGGAAGCACGACGGGCGGCTGCGCGGCGGCTAGGGCTCACGGGTTCTATTTGCGGAAAAGCACGCGCAAGTTTTAATTGTTGTGCGCAAGAGGAAAGGATGATTCCACTCCCTTTAATTATGGGCGCGCTCGGCAAGGTGCCGTGGCGATTGGTCGCTGCGATCGGGGCTGTGGCCGTGGTCGCGTTCGCGGGGTGGCGCGTGAACGCTTGGCACGAATCGCATGTACGTCTAAAAGCCACACAAGCCGAACTCAAGGCCGAGCGCGCCTGTGAGCCCGCCACAGCCTGCCAGCGGCGCGCGGAGGCGTGGGCGGCACAGGCCAAGCTAGACGCCGAGAAAGCGGCGCAGGCGGCGCTGGGTAAAGCTCAGGAAGCAGAAGCGAAGGCTAAGGCCGACGCAGCGGCGTGGCGGGCCAAGTACAGGGCGGCTCTCACAACTGATCCGGGGTGCAAGGCATGGTCAGAATCGCCTGTTGCCTGTCCGCTCTAGCCCTGTCCGGCTGCGTGACCGAGCGCATCATCGAGCGCCCCGTCCCCATCCAGCCGCCCAGCCTGTGCCTCACCGACTGCCCCTACAGCACCGAAACGCCTGTCACGAATGGCGACCTGGCCCTGCAATGGCGCGAGCGGGGCGAGGCGTTGCAGTGCTACGCGGTACGAATGCAGTGTGTGAGGGAGTTGGCATCTCGATAGGCGCAGTGCCGGGCCATCATTCAGCGGGACCGGGCGCTGGCGACCAATCATGCCCCGGCAGCCGATGGAGATTGATTAAGACCCGGCGGAAGAATCGACGCCGGTCATCGTTCATGGTCGTGTTTTCTACGTCCACTAGTTTGACCGAATCCACGACAGCATCGGTATCAGACTCTAGCCGCTGCAAGATGGCGGCAATGGCGGCCTCAGCATCGCGGATATTCATGGATCTTCCTTCGCTGGCGGCGCAGTAGCGGCGAGGATTGCGATAAACCCGCAGTCGCACGCAGGCCAAAGGTCTGTGCTGGTTAGCTTTGTGTGCCGCCACGGGCAACTTATCCTGTGTCCCGTTTCTGCGATCCACTCCCGCGCTTCATCCAGCCGTTCCAGCGTCTCGGCGTGGTCGTTCATCACTTCCCTTATGCCGTCTCTCGCCTCGGACAGTTCGCGCTGTAGGTGCTCGTTATCGGCGCGTAACGCCATCACTTCGGCGGCGCATTCGTAGCGTTCGTCTATCATGCCGTTCTCGGTCATCATCGCTCACCCTCCTTTGCAGCGGCGAGGAAGGCGTCGATCTGCCGCATCAATGCGGTCAAGCAGTTTTCGCGCCGTGCTAAAACCGCCTCCGCCAAGCTCCAAAATAACCCAGCGAGCTTCTCGCATCAGCCCCAACGCCTCGGTAAGTTCGCGCTGTAGGCGCTCGATCTCGTCGGCAATTCGCTGCCGTTCATGTAGGTTCGGCGGGTTGCGGCCTATGTCGCGCAGCCTCCAGATCAGGTCCATATCAGTCATCGCTATCCTCCCGAATCAAGGCGTTGCCGCCCGTCTGGTCCGTATTCCCGCCAGCCTCTAAGTCTCGCCGCGCACCGAAAACCATAGCACCAGCGCGGCGATTCTGGACTATAGGGGGCTTATAATCCGCACGCACCTAATCACCTGATTCCGTTGATGTCCGGTCCGGATTGGTCCGTGACTGGTCCATATTCAAACCGCTACCCGCTTCTCGCCCACGTCGTAGCTCGCCGTCATCTTCGGGTTCGAGTGCGCCGCGAGTACCCGCGCGAACTCCAGCCCCCGCTCCCGCGTCAGGTCCGTGATCCGCTTGCGGCGTAGATCGTGGATGTTGGCATCGACCAGCGCGACCTTGCGCCACTCGGCGTACAGCCGCTTGTAGTCCCACTGCCGGCCCTGCCGATCTGCGATCACGAACAGCGACCCGATGCGCCGCTGCTTCAGGTCCGCCATCAGCGCGACCAGTCCCG